ATGTGAACATTCCAGATCCACTCAGACAGATCATCGGTGAAGAAGCCGTAATCAATGGGCGTAAGGCTGCACTGGGACTTGCAGGGATGTTCGGAGTGTCGGCATCGAGTGTGAGTGCGTATGCTAAGGGGGCAACGAGTACCACCACATATGACACTCCCAAACCGAGTATCATTTCCCACATCAATAAATCGCGTGTCAGAGCATCAAAGAAAGCAGGTCGAGTCCTCGATAGTGCTCTATCAGCGATTACTCAAGAGAAACTAGACTATACCGACGCGAAGGAACTTGCAGGAATTGCGAAGGATATGTCAGTCATCATCAAGAATCTCGAACCAGATGAATCGCAGTCTTTGAGAAGTGATTCACCTGCCACCCCACAGTTCGTAATTTTCGCTCCACAGTTTCGTGACGAACGTAGCTTTGGAACACCCATTCGTGTGGAGGAATAAGATGGACCTAGTAAAAGCTAGACACTTAGACCCGTTCAAACCAGTCCTTCTCTCAGCTACATCCACTCCACTAGTAGTGAATGATGAGAGGAGTACATACATTCGAGCAATACTCGACAAGGCATGTAGCGACAGTCGATTCGCTCAGAAGGCATACGATTCAATCCTTCTTGTCCTCACTGCTGGTCAGACTCTCCCTCCTACAGTCACATCACTCAATCCATCCAGTGCGAAGATTGGAGATCCAACATTCGATATCCATGTTATGGGTAAGGGATTCAATACGCACTCGCGCATCATATTCGCTGGTATGTGGTTGGGTCCAGACGTACTTCCAGTACAGGTACAGGATTCATCCACTGAAGTAGTGTCCAACTCGATGGATTTCACATTCAATCCTGCTGATCCAGTTACTCTCTCAACTACTAAATCAACTGCTGGAGTCAAACCAGTTAGTGGTCAGACTAATCAAGTCGCAGGAAAGAAGTAAGATGCCTACTATCCTTCTATCGATTGGTACAGTTACGGTAATCACACAGAATGTAGTGTATGCATTACCAGCTAAACCATCAACTGTAGTCACTACAATTCCATGTCAGACATCAACTGATGGAGTCGCATGGAATGCATTCAATTCAGGTGAAGTCACTGTAGCGAAGTTTATTCGTTGCACTACAGGTGCTCCCACAGTTTCAGTATCCAATGCTGTAGCTGGTGGAAATAATGTAGTGGCAAATGCACTCGCGATAGGTCCAATCCCTGCACTAACTGGTGACGTTCGATTATCTAATGGTAGTCTAGTCAGAGCTAGGAATCAGGCGAATACTGCTGACGTAGATGTGATCAATGTCACTGGAACTACTCTCAATATTGGTCAGACTACACTAAATTCGGTAGTAAAGAGTCCCACAACATTTCAGGACATCGCTGGATTCTTGAGTGGAACTACATTCGCTGCTAACCTTACAATCAATGAAACTGGTTACATTAATATCAACAAGGAAAGATTATCAGTTCCGGTACGTGATGTATTAGGAGCAAATATTTGGCTTGAAGATAATGGTGCTGGAAAAAGTAGACTCATGGTTATGTTCGGAACTGGAGCAGCGATTCAATTAGCTATCGAACCATAGGGGCATTGAATGAAACTTCTACTCTCTACTTTCTTTGTACTATCAGCTATCGGCGCGAGTGCGTGTGACAAAACTACGATTCTCTATCCTCCTTCTGGTCCTTCCGGTGGGATTATTGTCAATCCATCTGATCCGTCATCGCCACAGATACAGAATCAGACGATTGAGTTTAGAGTTACGGGCAATGCGACGGGAGCACGCATCAAATACTCTACGTCGTTTGACGGAACCGTACAAGTCCTCACTACACTCCCATTCATTCAATCAGTTACACTCCCTTCCACGGCATCCACCAGTTTCCTGTCACTCGAAGCAACTCCATTATCGTATGGAAGTGCGGCTGCCTACTATCCATACATGACTGTTCAGATCTTTGTGAATGGAGTAATCTTCCGTGAAGCAGGATCGAATGATTTCCTACTTACTACTCTATCTGTGTCTGGTAATTATCGGCGTAATTAAGAGTTGTTGACTGTCAGTACAGAATAATGAATACCTCGACACAAGTAATTGAAAGGAATCCAAATGAGTGGAGGCCCGAGCCTAAGCAATCCCTATTCCTATCAGTTCCAACCTCCGTCAAAGAAGCATTCTACGGAGGGGGAGCAGGGTCAGGAAAATCAGACGTATTACTACTCTATGGAATTGTCCATAGATGGCATGAAAATCCAAAGTTCAAACAAGTTTTCATGCGAAGAACCTTTCCAGAACTCAGAAATGAAATCATCCCCCGCTCTAGAGAGTTGTATAGAAAATTTGGCGCGACTCTTAATAAAACTGAGATGTGTTGGACATTCCCCCGTCCAGATCAGTATGGTGGTACAGGAGGAACCAACGAAGGAGCAATGATCTTTCTGGGTCATTGTGAGAATGAAGATGATGTCCATAAATACGACTCAATGCAAATTAACTTATTCACGCCTGATGAGCTTACTTCAATCACAGAATGGATCTATCTGTATATTGGATTTCAGCGAGTTAGATCCCCAGTGCCAGAACTACCTGCGATCATACGTGCAGCAGGGATGCCTGGTGGTATTGGACATACATGGACTTACAAGAGATTCATTAAACCTTACCCAAAAGGTGGAAAAATAATTGAAGGACGTGGTGGAAACAAACGAATCTATATCCACTCTACTCTGGAAGACAACAAATACATCGACCCAACGTACAAACAAAGTCTTCAGGGAATTACTATTGAGGCTGAGCGAAAAGCCAAATTGCTTGGTGATTGGGACGCTTATCAAGGCCAAGTCTTCGATGAATTTAGAGATCGTAAGTTTGAGGACGAACCAGCGAATGCATTGCATGTAGTAGAACCATTTGAAATTCCCGCATGGTGGCCGCGCATAGTCATTGGAGACTGGGGATTCGCGGCAATGACGTGGATTGGTTATGCGGCAATCAGTCCTAGTCGTAGAGTCTATATCTATAGAGAACAGACATGGGTAAAAACTAAGATTGCAGAGTGGGCACCTCATGTCAAACTATACATCGATAAAGAATCTCCGAGACTCGTTAGATTTTGCAAATCTGCTGGTCAAGATAGGGGTCAAGAACATACGATCCAACAGCAAATTGAGGAAGAACTTGGAATATCTATTGAATTGTCAAATAACACACCAGGATCTAGAATTGCTGGAAAACAACTTATTCACGAATATCTCAGATGGAAGCCCAGAGATGTAAACCAATCAGAACTACCATCGTATTCAGAAGATTACGCGATGTGGATTATGCGTAATAGGGGGATGGTTGAGTATAAAGCGTACATGAATTCATTTATTCCACGAGAACCGGAACAGAACATCCCTAAATTGCAGATATTTAAGGATGCGTGTCCGTTTTTGGTGGAAGCAATCAAGGCATGTTCATATGACAAGCCCAAAGGAAATAAACCCGCCGAAGATATCGCAGAATTCGAGGGAGATGATCCTATCGACGGACTTCGATATCTGGTTGATGCAGCAGAGTCATTTTTTGACGATGCTAATGATGAATTCAAACGCGTGGAAAAACAAGAACAACTAGTTCGTCAATTAGATGTGAACAAGGACTGGACAGCGTTTTATCGCAACATGGCTAAAGTCGAATCCGATGATTCAACGCCTAAACCAGTCGCGAGATACAGACATTGATTAAAGAACTAATGTATAAGTGGTTCGGTCTTACTGAACCTCAATGTGAAACGTGTGAAGTTCTCCGCGAACAACTTGCCAAAAGCGAGTCTGAGAGGCGTGACTTACTTCATCGTTTGATTGACCCAGTTAAGACTGAACCACCTCAGACTAAAGAAGAGGAATTCAAACCAATTACTCCACAGTTTACTCCATGGCGCGTGCGTCAGGAAATGCTAGAAGCTGAAGATAGGAAGAAAGCTACTCTCATGAAAGAGAAAGCTAAAGAGATCGCAGAGTTAGAGAAGGAACTCGGAGTAACAGAGGTAGCAAAATGATAGGACTCATTCTCGCCATCGCACTCGCGGGATTCCTCGTCTATCTCGTCACGACATACATTCCAATGCCTCCACCATTCAAAATGGCAATCTATGTCATCGTGGTGGTTCTGTTGATTTTGTATGTGATGCGCGTCCTTGGTATTCAAGACGTTCCTCTCAGGTAAATAAAATGGCTATCGCAGGCGCGTATTACGACAATCCAAATAGACAACGTAGAACAGATACTTCTGCATGGAATAATGTGCAGGTTAATCCGGGAGTAGGTCCGACTCAACCTCCAGAACCGGCTACATCATCACAACCACAAGATGAACCGCCACCAGTCAATAACGACAGGTGGAGAAATGAAGCACCTGCTCCTCCTTCTCCGAATCCTTCTCAATCATATGGTGGATCGAGTAGTGACCAGTGGCGAGATTCATGGATGCGATCGGGTGGTAATCAACAACCTGCTCAACAGCCAGTTCAGAGTGGACCACCCGCACTACGTAATGGAATGAATAGTCAGGAAATAGATGCATACACTCAATCTCAATATGGTAACTATGGGAGAACAGCTACTCCAGAAGATCTAGGCATTTGGAGAAATTATTATAATTCCCCTCAGTATGCATCTGGTCAGGGATCTGGTTATTGGAATAGCCAGATGAATTCTCTTCTTGGAGAATTTCAGAAGTATGGTAATCACGATAGATCTGCTGCGGCACTAGCAGCTTACAATAGTGGGCAGGGTCAGAATAATGGTGGAATTGGTCCGTCCACTGGTACTCCTCCAGGTAATACAGGTGTTATGGGTCCAACTAATACAGGAATGAATATTCCTCCAGAACTAATGACGGCATTCCAACAATTCCTTGCATCATATAATAAACCTCAAGCTACACCACCACCCGAACGTACTAAGACATTAAAAGAAATGCAGAATCAGAATCCGAATAGATCCTCAACCCAGTATAGAAAGGGGACGAGATAATCATGGGATTCTGGAAAAACTTTGGTAAAATAGCACTGAAAGTCGCACCGTATGCGGCTATGGCGATTCCTGGAGTGGGAATACCGCTCGGAATGGCATTACAGGGTGGACTAGCTGCGGCAAATTCTAAGGTGAGTGGCGGTAGTTGGAAAGACGCACTACTCGCAGGTGGTATTGGTGCTGGTACAGGAGCCGTCGCTGGAGGCGCACTCAAAGGAATCGGGCCGAGTAGTGGAGTAGGTGCTAAACTACTCAAAGGTGCGGTTGGTGCAGGAGGAGCTGGTAAAGTTGGGGTATTAGGTAAAACATTAAGTGATATTGGTCTTAATGCTGCTACCTCTAAAATGGGTACTCCACAACCTGGACCACAACCACAACCACAACCACAGATGGGACCATCCATTGGACCATCAGTAAATCCATTCGGTGGATTTAATTCTGGATTGGCTGATTCGATTGCGATGGGTAGACAGAATGCACGTAAGAGAATGGCATACGCGTAATGTCTAAACACGAAGAACTATCAGACGATCTTAAACGTCAGTTCAAATACATCATCGATCATTTCGATGATGAAGATAGAGCTGTGCGCGATCGTCAAATCAGAACGTGGCGTAGACTGAAATTACTGTGGGAAAATGTTCAGCATGTGTATTACAGTGAAGTCGCACATGATTGGCGTATTCCAGAGAGTGAGCGCGCAGGTGGTGACTCTGATCAGGGATTCTACGATAAACCAATCAACATCTATCGGGCTTATTTAGAATCAATCATCGCAGCTCTTTCAGTTACTGTTCCTCCTGTCGTATGTTATCCTGATGATGCTGATAACACATTAGATTGTACAACTGCGAAGGCAGGAAATAAAATTGCGGAACTAGTATTCAAGCATAATGACATGCCACTATTGTGGCTTCATGCACTGTTTATTCATATGACAGAAGGCATGACAGCTATGTACACGTATCCTAAGGAAAGTGAAGAATACGGTACATACGAAGAGAAGGAATACGAAGAGGACACGGAAGAACATGAAATCAGTACGTGTCCGATGTGTAATGCAGAGATGGGAGATAAAACTCTCACTCCTGATGAACAGATGCAACAGGCAATAGGAATGACAGATGCTCAGGTTGAGATGCCTGAAATCCCATCTGATGCATTCATGCCTGAAGATCCTGAGGAGATGGAAGAATGTCAATCATGTGGAAACATGGTAACTCCTCAGAAGGAACAATCGACACTCACAGTGACACGGCTTGTAGGAGTTACAAAGAAAGCGAAGTCACGTATTTGCATGGAAGTATACGGTGGACTATTCGTTAAGGTTCCCATCTATGCGCGTAATCAGTCAGAGTGTCCATACCTAATTTATAGCTATGAGACTCATTACGCTACTATTTTGGAGAAATATCCTGAGCTGAGAGATAAAGTCACTAAAGAATCAATGTCATCATACGATCAATACGAACAGTGGGGTCGAATTTCTCCACAGTATCGTGGTGAATGGCCGATTCATAATGTCACTGTGAGGAATTGTTGGTTGCGCACTTCCGCATTCAATGTACTAAATGAAGATGAGTGCGATGAACTGAAGAAAAAGTACCCACATGGAGTGAAAGTCGTAGTCGTCAATGACCAAGTGGCCGACGTTTGTACTGAGAGTCTTGACGATTGCTGGACGCTCACTCATAATCCTCTGTCAGATTATTTGCATTTCGATCCTGTTGGTTTACTTCTCACTTCGGTACAGGATATCACTAACGATCTTATTTCGCTCGTGGTTCAAACGGTGGAACACGGTATCCCTCAGACCTTTGCTGATCCAAAAGTTCTCAACTTTCATGCGTATGGTCAATCTGAGGTAATTCCGGGTGGAATCTATCCAGCTACTCCGAAATCAGGAAAACCACTGAGTGAAGGATTCTACGAAGTTAAGACTGCGACTTTATCGCAGGAAGTTCTTCCATTCGCTACCAAGATTCAGGAATTAGGTCAAGTAGTTTCAGGCGCATTACCGAGTCTATTCGGTGGTCAAATGTCGGGTAGTCGCACGGCATCTGAATATTCGATGAGTCGCGCGCAAGCACTTCAACGACTGCAAAGTACATGGAAGATGTTGCTGTACTGGTGGAAGAATGTGCATGGTAAAGTCATTCCCATGTTCATTAAGGAAATGAAAGACGACGAAAAGCAAGTAAAGAAAGATGAATTCGGAAACTTCATCAATGTGTTCATTCGTCGTGCAGAACTAGAGGGAAAAATCGGAAGTATTGAAATTGAAGCAAATGAGAATCTGCCGATCACTTGGAATCAACAAAAAGATGCAATCATGGAATTGCTTCAAATCAATAATGAAGGAATCAACAAATCTCTCATGTCACCTGAGAATATGCCATATCTTCAGAGAGCTATTGGACTAAATGATTACATTATTCCGGGTGAAGATGATCGTCAGAAACAGTATGAAGAAATTCTACAACTGACGAATAGTGAACCTATTGAGATGCCTCCTGATCCAATGATGATGCAGCAAGCTATGATGATGGGTCAACCTCCTCCGCCTCCTCAGAGATTACCGAGTGTACAGGCAGAGTATGATATTGACGATCATCCATTAGAAGCTGATATCTGTCGTCGCTGGCTCGTGAGTGACGCGGGTAGACTGTGTAAAATGGAAAATCCTCCGGGATATGAGAATGTACTATTGCATATGAAAATGCACAAAGATATGTTTGTGCAGATGACACAACCACCACCGATGGGTCCGCCTCCACCTCCGGGACCACCAAATGCTCCACAACCCCCGCAGCCTAATGCAGGGGTTCAAATGAATGAGGGACAGAATGCACCGACTATTCAATAACTTAGTACAGATGGAACTATACGCACCTGAATCGGATGCAGGTGGCGATGGTGCTAACGATAATTTGGAAACTTTGGAACTATTAAATGTGGAAGACGAACCAGAAGAAACTCTCGACATTACTCCAGCTAAAAAAGAATCTGGAGAAATTGGAGAAGCTACTGAAGATTCTGAAGAGTCGGACGAGGCCGAAATTGACGAACTAAAAGAGATAGAGGAAGAACTCGAAGGTCCAAAAGAAGAGGATCTTGAGCTAACTACTCCTGTTCGTCGCAAAGAGATACTGAAGAAGTATCCAACACTTTTCAAAGATTTTCCGTATCTTGAGAAGGCATACTATCGTGAGCAGCAGTTCACGGAAGTATTTCCTACAATCAATGATGCGAAAGTCGCGGTAGAGAAGGCGCGTATCCTTGATGGTGTAGAAGGTCAGATTATGAGTGGCGATATTTCCACTCTTCTGACCGCTGCTAAAACTGAAAGTCAGGAAGCCTTCTATAAGATCGCTGATAACTATCTTCCGGCACTCAGGAAGGTAGATCAGCAGGCGTATTATCATGTGCTCGGTAATGTCATTAAAGACACTATCGTTACGATGGTGAAAGAGGGTCGTGCGCTTGGAGAACAGGGCGCACCTCTCACATCAGCAGCAAACATCCTGAATCAATTCGTATTTGGTTCACAGACATTCACTCCTCCACAGAATCTAGCACGTAATATTCCTCCTGATGAGATTCAGAGACGGAATCAGATTCAACAGGAGAATCGTGATAGATTTATAGGAACATTCGAGAGCACTCGTAATGACCTTCAGACTAAAGCAGATAATGTGCTAAAGTCTACGATTAGTCAGCACATCGATCCGAAGAATACGATGACTGATTATGTGAAGGGACACGCAGTCAATGAGGCCCATGAAACACTAGAGAACTTGATATCGAAGGATACGCGATTCCGAGGTTTACTGGATAGACTGTGGGAAAAGGCGTATGAGAAGAATTTCGATAAAGACTCTACGGATAAGATCAAGTCAGCCTATCTTAGCAAAGCGAAAACACTGTTGCCGTCAGTAATTAAAACGGCCCGAAATAATGCTTTGAAGGGATTAGGACGTAATACACGTAGTACGGAAGATATCATTGAACTGACTCCTAAGAAGAGTCCATCGACAAATGGGCGCTCCACTGCCCCCTCATCAGGTGGAAAAATTCGTGCAGCAAAGGACATTCCTAAGAATATGTCCACACTTGACGTGTTGATGAGTGGAGACTAAATATGGCTGTTACAGAAAGTCAGGTAGCAGCAACCGAACTTGAGAGGGTTATTCCCAAGGTTCGATTGTTGTTTGAGCGTGATGACAAATTTTACTCGCACATCAAGAAACGTGATGTGGAGAAGATTAGTCATCGACAGATGCGCGTTCCATTGGAACTGCGTCCGGGTGGTTCATTCCAGTACTTCAATCCAGATGGTGGAGATCTGGGTCGTGGTGGTGGTCCGACATACGATAAGGCTGTGTTGAATTGTGTATTCCTTTCAGAGAATATCGAATACACGAAGTTGACACAGTGGGCCACTGATGATGCGCGCAAAGCAGTCATCAATGCTGTGCGTAAGTTGACTGCATCAGCATTGGATGAAATGCGTCGTCAACTCGATAGTCAGTTGATGCAGGCTGGTGATGGTGTAATCGGTACAGTTACCACTGACACTCCCGCAGGTGGATCTAACGTACTCGCACTCACTACAGATGGTTTCGGTGTGCGTCTGATGCGTTATGGTCAGAACGTACAGGTGTTCGATACCACTCTGACCACCAACAAGGGAACCGCGAAAATCACTCAGTTGGATGTGGAGAATAAGACTGTAAGTCTTACTCCACAGATTGCTGGTGTGATTGGTGGCGATAAGATCGTCACTGATGGTATCTCTGCTCCTGCTTCACTGCCTGGTTTGTATGGTGTTCCTTACCATCATTCCAATGCATCCACTGGAACATGGCTCGGATTCTCTCGTTCTACGACGCCTGAGATTCGTGCGAATCGTGTGAATGGTGGTAACGCTGCACTCACACTTCCTTTGCCACGTCTTGCGATGAACAAGATTGGTAACAGAGTGGGAATCGATAACAACTTCAATCCTACTGCGTGGTTGCATCCAGCACAGATGCAGGCATATGAGGAAATTGGGCAGTTGATTTCCACGATTCAGAAGACCACGAAAGATGAAGGTCTTAACATGTACTTTGGTAATAACATGCAGCTCGCTGGAGCTGGTGTTAAGCCGTCGTACTCGTGGGATAAGACGCGTATCGATTTCATCGTGGATGAAGTGTGGGGACGTGCTGAAATTCTCCCCATTGGATTCTACACGACTGATGGCCGTAAGATCTTCGAGATCAGGGGCGCATCTGGTGGTGTGGCTGCTGCGGAAATCTTCTACATGGTTGTGGGGATGCAGACATACGTCAGCAATCCGGCCGCATGTTCTTACATCGATAACCTCGCTGTTCCAGTTGGATACTAGGAGATATCATGCCTATTGTTGCATCAGACTGGGCAGTTCTTAATCCTACTAATGCGAGTGCGCCTCAGACAATTGCGTCTGCGGGTACAATTGCACCAGTAGGATTCATGACAGTATTGACAGGTAACGTAGCGATTACTGCCATTACGCCCCCTGTCACGCATACGCATATGCTCTGCATTGTGTTTGCAGGTACTGCGGGTATTACAGCAGGCAATAACATTGCTAACACCAAAGCGTCGGTTGCTGCAGAAGCAATGTTGCTCGTGTATAATTCGGCTACTGCGAAGTACACGGCGGTCGGTTAGTAATTTGTAAGTGGGCACTAGTAACTGGGACATTTCGCTGCCCCGCGAAATGGTTGCTGGTGTCCACTTACTTCATCTCGAAGGTGGAGGAGGACTGAGATGATTCCTGGAACTACAACTAAGTTGTCGGAGACAACTGTAGCATCAGCAGGTTCTATCACTGCAAAATCGGATATCGTAAAAGTCACTGGATCTACTACGATCAATACGATCAATCCGAATTTTGGTGGTGGTCAGTTCAGTGGTATTGTATTTCTGATTCCCACTGATGGTGCGATTACTTTGGGTACGAGTGGAAATATTCTGGTTGGTCTTTCTGCCACTCAGAATAGAGCTACTATGTTGATTTACGTCAAGTCACTCGCTAAGTGGGTGATTGGACTGTAATTAGGGAGGGGGAGTAGTAATACTCCCTCTTTTTATGGAATCTGTAGAAACCCTGAACGAACGATTAATTGACTATTTTGGACGTGATACTGTGACTGGACAGGCGATGTTTCGCATCTCCTATTCAGATGAACAGTATGAGATGCGTTTGTGCGAGACTACAGAGAGTGGAATACAGTTGATATTTCCCGTAGTGAGGCTCGCTAAGAAATATCCGTACATTAAATCGATGTATGTGCTCGAACGTCTGGTTGTAGTTCCTGAAGTTAATCAGCCTGAACTCCCGGCGTCTAAACTGTCCTACGAACCATTGTGGACGTACTGTGACGATAAACGTAATTCTCTTCCTCCTGTGTGGCCTGTTACTCAGTTTGCTATTGATACACTCTATGCCGCATTAGGCAAGACTAATCTAGCAAAGTATGTGGAACCAACAGAAACACGGGATGAGAGAATTCAGAAAATTCAGGAAGAACTATTCGGTAATGAAACAGACGTGAGTGATGCGTTGACCTACAAAGAAGGAATCGTAGTTCCATCGAACTACAATAAGGAGTCGTAATGTCAGTACAAGTTGGTGAATTTCCTGGAATGGTTCATACTAATAAACGTACTATTCGCGCACCTGTGAATCCAATGGATAAATCGACAGTCGTGTCGATTCTTCCAAAATTCATTCAGGAGCGAAAAATCACGATTCAGCCGGGATTCTTTGAAATTAAACCCGGTAGTTTTGAAGCACCCTCAATACTCGTGGTGGGTCCGAGTAGTTGGTGGAGAGAAGTAGATGTAGACCAACCACTACTTGAAATTCCTGTGTCGAGTATTCAGATTGCAGACTCTATTGTACGTGATTACTGTAATGGTCTACTCGCGTGTAATATGGCTGAACTGATGCCGGGACTTTTCTACATTCCAGGTGAGATTTCAGTCAAGAAATTGAAAGAAGAATACTCTCCACTACTTCTGAAAGCACAGGCTAATCAAAAGAGGTGGTTTCTTGAATTGGTTAAGCTCGCTGATATTATGTGGAGCCGTACTAATGGTAATCCTCTTTCTATTAGTGATGACGCGCGGTTAGCGTGTCGTGAACTAAACATTCAGAATAAACCGTGGTTGGGTGACATCCAGACTTCAGAATTGGTTAGATGTGTTGCGTGTGGAAACTTGCGCAATCAGAACTTTCCAATCTGTCAGACGTGTAAGGCTATCGCAGATCCAGAGTTGGCGAAAAAGTTGAACCTCACCTTTGTTCAGTAGTATAGGAAGGAAAAAACAATGCCTCATCAAGCGACAGTTACGGCAGTTACAGGACCGGGTAGGCAGAATACGGCCATAGTTCTGGCGAATATTACCAAGGTTGAATTTGAACTTGGTAAAGTTATTCGTTTCATTCAGGAACAGCAAGCAAGTGCTATCAAGGAGTATGACCTTGCTGGTGTTACTACTGTTACAGTGGTGATTAGTGCGGGTAACTACAGTTTCGTGATCAGCTAGGAGGATACAATGACTGAACCAGTTAAAACTCCAGCTACTCCACCCACGAAACCAGAAGAACCGAAGACTGTTGTTGAAGTTCCATTAACAGAAGAACAAAAAAAGAAAGCAGAAATTCTTCTGAAGATTCAAAAAGTTCTGGGTCAGTACAATGGTGAGGAATCAAATATTCCCATCACTAGTAACTACTGGAATTTACTGAACGAATATAGGGCTAAATCTAATTAGGTGAATTATGCCAGTAATGTATGATCGATTGGTTGCGGCACAAGCAATGCATGGGGCTGCATTACTGAATAATGACCCTGCACATACGGATTATACTTATGATGTAATAATGCCTTATTTAAACATGGCAATTTATGAATTGAATGAACATTTAGCAGAAGCAAATGCTCCTGCGACTAATCAAATTGAACCTCCAATTATGGTTTTTAAAGGTGAAAATCATATCAATAATCTTCCCTACTTTTTAATTAATATTCAAGAAATAGGAGAAAGACCTGCTAAGACTAATGATGTATTTCGGCCCCTTCCTCGAAAGGAATTTGCTGAATCGTACCCACCATCTGATTCACTTCTATTCTGGGCACAACATGGTGAACAAATAGTATTTAATCAAAAAGGAGCTTCCATTGATATGGAAGTTCAACTGAAATATATCCAAGTATCAGTGAAACCAGCATCGACTCCTGATTCCGTAGTTGGACCTGTTATTGCTACGATGTTTTTAATGTATAAAACTGGAGCTTTTTTAGCACAATTCATTGGAGAAAATCAATCTCGTTCATCTATTCTTAATGAACAGGCAGAATTAGCATTGGAAAGAATTATTGGAATTGGTAATAAAAGTAAACAACAGACTATGACGCGCCATCGACCATTTAGAGCTGGTTACAAAATGAGGAGTTATTAGTCATGGCGATT